AAAGAAAGGGAGATGTAGTTCCCACTCATGAGATTATTCCAACGCCTAGCATTGGTCTTAATCGTGCCCTTGGTGGTGGTTTATACACTGGTGCTACCCATCTTTTTTGGGGCACCCCATCCGTAGGCAAAACGACCATGTGTTTCCGCATTGTAGCAGAAGCGCAAAAGATGGGCTACAGGCCGATCATTGTTGACTCTGAGTATTCTTACTCAGAAGAGTATGCGGCTAAGTGTGGTATTGACGTTGAAGACGTTGTTCTCATCCAGTCCACGGTGGTAGAAGATATTCTTAGGCACCTAATCGGATACCTCAATCATCCTGATGAAAAGCATATTTTCTTGTTTGACAGTTTGTCAAATATTGTTAAGGAAGAGTTTTATGACAAACCTGATGGCGGCAAGGCTATGGGCCTGCAAGCCAGATCGCAAGGCTATTTCCTACAGAAGCTAGTGAACCATCTACACAAGGAGCGAAACATCATGCTCTTTGTAGCTCACCAGACAGTCGATCTTAGCGGGATGTACGCTGTGATGAAGGCTAAAATGGGAAATACTGTGCATCATAACATGCACAACATTGTTAAGCTATTCTTGTCCATGTCACAAAAAGAGATGGAGCGTGAAGATCGTACCAACAAGATTATGAGTCAGCGTGCAACGTGGACTATTGAAAAGACAAAGCAGTTACCCACGATTGGTACACAAGGCTACTATTACGTTCTTCCACAAGAGGGTCGGATTGACGTAGAGAGAGAACTGATTGAGATGGCGGTTGAGAACGATATTATTCAGCGTCGTGGTGCTTGGTACGCTTATGGCGAGCAGAAGTGGAATGGTACTGCCAATATTGATCTGACTTTTGAACAGATGGAGGAAATCTACAAGGAGTTGGTGGGGTGAAGCGAGATGAGAATCAAGAGGCAAAGCGCGATAAGGCAAAGCCTGTTAAGAATTCGGGCAGGGGTTTCCGTAAGGGTGATGCTACTTTCCATCGCTTTTTGCTGGACTATAAGCATAATGGCAGCACTTTTACTTTGAGCAGAGCGGCTTGGTTGAAGCATAGAAAAGATGCGTGGAGAAGTCAATATCGCTACCCATGTATTTCCGTAGTTCTAGGCGAAGACTCTGACACTAAGGTTGCTATAATTGACTGGGAAGTATTTAAGGAGTTGATACGTGACTCAGATTACGAATGAGGAACTGTATCAGATGGCATTTTATTATGTCGTCGGGGTGATTAGTGGCATGGAGTATTATGAGGACATTCCAGAGCCAGATCTTGTTGACGGCTTTCTTCAAAGAGCAGAAGACATAATCTTAGAACAACGTCGAAATTATGAAGAAGGTTGAGAGGCACGGAATCTTTGGTTGGGTTATGACCGCTGTTGTAGTCATTGCATACGACTACTGGGCAATACACGGTCGTCATCAAACAATGTCTAGTGCCTTTAAGAACGGGCTATCAAGGAAAACCACTGTATTTCCAACATTCATTAGTTGGGTGATACTTACTTGGCACTTATTTAGGCCAGACTCTTTAAGAAAGACAGACTTATTCTCACTAATAGTAGACAGGAAGACGATTGAATAATTTTTATATTGATGTAGATAAAATCTCTGAGATGATGGGCGACCAGGCCGATGAGTTTATCGAGTGTATGAAGATCGTTCAGGATATTATTGAACGACCAGAGACTTATGTTGGTGGTCAGGCGATTAGGTATGCTAATCAATTAGCGGCCTACAGAACGACTATGATTATTAAGTCTCAAATGTTTAAGAGAAAGTCTTCTCTTATGAGTGAGCAAGACAAGTTTACCAATGACATTTGGAAGACAATGTATGAAGCTCTGGGTGAGAATATCAACGTACTAAAGCTATCGGCTAGAACAGGAGTATCATGAAATCTTTAGGGGCACTTAGGAAGACAGAAGAAAAAAAGGCTGTTGTTGAGAGTAGCCAGATGACAGGCTCTCAAATGGAGGACTGGCTTGTAGAGAACGTTGATCTGAGCCTCGAGAAACGTAATGAGCCGGTCTACAAGCAGGTTGATTATTTTAGACCAAGTAGCACGAATCAGTGTGCTCGGTACTGGTATTATATGTTTGATGGAGTCACCTACACCCCTTCGTTTAGCCCTCAGACGTATCGCATCTTTGACAATGGCCACGCTGTTCATGATCGCTTATATTCCTATCTTGATGCTATGGGTATTCTCGTCGCCTCTGAGATACCAATCTCAAACGACGACCCGCCTATTCAGGGAACAGCGGACGGAATAATCGAACTTGACGGCAAGAAACTTATTGAACTGAAGTCAATCTCGTCAGAAGGCTTTCACTATAGGCAGCTTGCACACAAGCCTAGTGATGACCATGTAAGACAAGCTAATCTTTATATGCACTGTCTTAATTTAGACTCTGGATTTGTAATTTATGAGAATAAAAACAATCAGCAAATTTTACCTATTTACATAGAGCGAGACGACGTATTTCTTGATAAACTATTTAAGAAGTATAGGAAGATCTATCAAAACGTAAAAGATGGAGTTATTCCTGAACGTCCTTACAAAAGGACTTCAAAGCACTGCGCTAGATGTGATTTAGCAACATTGTGCTGGGCGGACAATAGCGTTGAGCAAGAGTACGAATCATTTTGAGCCGATACCGTGCAAGAATAAAGACTGTGGAAGAATCTTTGTACCAAAGACGTATAATGCGGTCTTTTGTTCCGCAGATTGCAGAAGAATCGTTACAAACAAGAAACTGCTTGAAAACTATTACAAGAATAAAGAAAAAAAGAATTCTAAACGAGTATGTGAAACCAATAATTGCACTACTATCTTATCTTCTTACAACAAAGAAGACATCTGCGAAAGGTGTAAGAGAGAGCGGTACATAGAAAGACTTGTCTCTTGGGGTTGGGACGAAAAGAGCCTGAGAGATGAGTATCGTTAGAGTTGTAAATAGCATGAAGAAGTTGCGAGTAATTGCTGTTGATCCTGCTTCACATTCACTAGCTTGGTCTGTAGTGGATATTGAGTGGAAGGCCATGAATGTGGTAGCCACTGGTAAAATAGATTTTAAGGACACGAAAGAAGTCTCTGGCAAGTTTGCCGCAATAAAGGGTGGGATAAATGAGGTTTGCCTTAAATATAAACCGGATGCTGCTGTCATTGAGCAGTCTGTTTACATTCAGAACTTTCAGTCAAGCAGAATAATTTCGTACATTATTGGTTACACTTGGGGGAACCTTGACGATTACTGTCAGTCAGTTTGTGATGTCAATCCTTTGATTTGGAAGAATGTAATTGGATACAAGAACATTTCTAAAGAAGACAAGAAAAGAATTACTACTGAGTGTGGCGGTAAGGGTGTACAGAAGCGGCTTTCTAAAGAAAGAAAAGATCGTGTCAAAGCTATTATTGAGAAACAAATCGCTTTCAGCACAGATGACGAGGATATAAACGACTCATTGGGTATCGCTCTGTGGTACTATATTGATCGTGGCTACGGAACCTTACAAGGATAAGCAGTGGCTGTACGATCACTATGTCAAACGCAGGATGAATCTGACGGACATATGTAAGCGTCTTAAAGAAAGTTACAGCATCGAAGTCACGCCTCAGGCAGTTTATAACTGGGTTAAAAAATACGATCTTTTGAAATATCGCGGTAAAGGTAGGAATCTTGGTCAGACCAGCATGAGAAGACCAAAGTCACCAATGCAACAGGCGGTTGAGAAAAAGCGCCGTGAAATGCAAAAGATTAATAAGCAAAGAAAGAAAGGTAAAAAGTTTTGAGAAGATCTGTTAACACAAAAGACATATCAACTTTTGCTAAGTTGGATATGATTTACAATCAAGTTAGATTGTTAGAAGCTAAGCAAAATCAGACGGAGTACAAATGTCTAGGTTCTGGTAAGTGTTGCTCTATTGGTTTAAACATCCATATGGCAGAGTGCGCCAACATTGCGTTCAGTCTCCGTCAGCAATATTATCTTTACATGGAAGATAAGGGTATGGACTTTGCTGATGAGTGGATGAACGGTATTGTCGATGGTCTAAAGGAAGCCATGTATGATGAGGATTGGGAACTTGGTGGTGAGACTAAAAGGAAGTGCGTATTCTTTAAGAACGGATGCACAATCTATGGTTATAGGCCGATGGTGTGCAGGACGTTCGGTACCGTCTCAACAGTTGATGACTACTGTCCTCGCATTAGAAACCCTCATGGAGAAATTGACTACTTTGCTGGCGAGGGTGTACGTAAAATAATTACTGCTTTCCAAGATCTTCTCAAGGAATATACTCTAGGTAAAAGTGAAACATACGATATGGTTGTCTATATGCCCCTAGGTGTTCTTTCCTTCTTGCTGACCGATGAGGAACTTGATGAACTTGCAAAGGATACTGATGACAAGTTCTGGAGAGCCTTGCCTGGTTGGTTTAATTATAGGGTACAGTACACCAAGGAGCATGGCTATGATTATGCTTACTTAAACGAACAGGCTGTTTCGATTGGAAAGAAGCTTTCTTTCGAAGAAGAATAATTTTTATAAAAACGCAATATCTCCTACAAATCTTAATAGTTTGTGATAGTATTCCTTTGCTGAACCTATTGTCACCGATCTTTTGAGAGGGGGTTTGATGCAAATAAAGATTGTCAAAGAAAACTTAGAAAAGTTTTCTGAGAACGAATCTTTTACTATCTATAAAGTAGTTGAAGATAATGAGAAGCAAAATATGCTGGAGAGCACTGTCGAAGAGCAAGGCTGACGGCTACGGTTATGCTTCATACAGAATATCCTCTGGTCTCAAAAAGTTGGGTCTACCACTCTTTGAGCCAGAGGATATTTTGCATCCCGAGTATATTGAGCAAGATGTTTTGATAACGCTTAAAGATGGTCTTTTTACACAATCAACATATCATTGCACTGAGGTTGATATTTTAATTAACAACTGTTTGCCAGTAGATTTTAAGCGTGGACTTGGTTACAATATAGGATTTTCTTATTGGGAAACTGACACTTTACCATCGTCTTGGGTTCCAAGACTTAATGAGTGTGATGAAGTATGGACTACATCTAGTTGGGCTAGAAAAGTCTTTGAAGAAAATACGGGACATGGCAATGTTCATTCGTTTAAGCTTGGTGTTGAGACCAATATTTTCTATCCGAGTTTTGAAACTGCTTCGGATAAAGATTTTATTTTCACTCATGTAGGAAGTCCTTCATCAAGAAAAAACACTCAAATGGCAGTTGATGCTTTTGTAAAAACTTTTGGCAATACCCCTGGTTATAGGTTGATTATTAAATCTCTTGGCCCTCCTGATGCACGCCTGCGTAGTGGCAATATGAACTTGGGGGCGATAAGTCAACATCCAAGAATAGATGTTATTGATTATGAGATGACTGAAGAAGAACTTGCTGATCTTTACAGGAAGACTGACTGTTTAATTTACCCGACAATGGGTGAGGGTTGGGGCATGATACCTTTTAATGCAATAGCCTGCGGTACACCTACAATATGCACCAATGCTACCGCGTGTACTGAGTATGCTGAAATGTCCGTACCTTTGAATTACACTTGGTCGTCTGAAGGAACATTTGGAATTTATTCTGGCGGCAGGTGGGCTTACCCAGACTTTGATGATTTGTGTGATAAGATGAAATACGTTGTAGATAATTACTCTGAGGTCAAGCAAAAGACTATGAAGTCTGCTAAAATTATTCATAAGGATTATTCTTGGGATAAAGTAATTCTTGACTACAAGGAGCGTCTGTGTCAAATATTGAGCCGGTAAAAGAAACTTCTATTCTTGACAAGGTAAGAGATATTCAAGAAGCAGGAATCTTGCATGTAAAGGGCTATAGCAATCATGAGATTGCTTCTCTTCTTTCTATACCATCTTCTAAGGCTAAGGAGTACGTTGCTGAGTACAAGAAGATCGTTCAAGACCAGGCTGATAGAGATCCTTATTTTCTAGAGAAGTTACAGTACAATACAATTAAGGCTCTTGATGAGTTCGATCAGATCAGCAAAGAGGCTTGGGAAACTGTTTCTATTGCAACTGATCACGGCATGGTCGCCCAGAGAATTCAGGCTTTAAAACTTGCGGGGGACATTGCCACCAAGAAAGCACAACTTCATAAGTTGATGGTTGGTGGTAACAATGCTGATGCTGACTACATCCAAAGGATGCAGAAGGCAGAGAATGTCAATCAGATTTTATCGAAGGTTCTAAGAGACGTTATTTCTAAGTATCCAGATATTGCCGAAGAAGTTCGTAAGGAACTTGCTGTTGCTTTTGAAATCATGTCTGAGACAGAAGTCGAAGAAGAAGTTGTAGTGGTCGAGAAGTACTGACTTGAACGTTCGCAGGAAAGTTCTTAAATAAAGTTTTAAAAATTAATTACGAGGAAAAATGTCAGACATCTTTGGTATTAATCTAGAATTAAAAGACTTCGATAGACTTCTTAAACAAGAAGAACTAGAAGAAGAACCTGTATCTATTCAGACATTCGTGCAGGATCGTAAGTATCTTGGTCTTCCAGAACTATCTCCTATTCAGTTAGAGATTGTACGTCACAGCACTCAGATTTTTAAGGAGAAGACTCTTCAGAAGCTTTATGGCGAGGAGGAGGGTTCTGAGTGGTACAAGAAGTACACAGACAATGAAGTCATCTGCATGTTAGGAAAGGGTAGCGGTAAGGATCACTGTGCTCGCATTTCAATCGCTTATACCGCGTACTTGCTTCATTGTCTAAGGGACCCGCTTTCATATTTTGGTAAGGCGAACGGTGTCTATATTGACCTCTTGAACCTCGCTGTGAACGCTCAGCAGGCGCAGAGGGTGTTCTTTGAGCCATTGAAGAACTTACTGCTGTCGTCGCCTTTCTTTAATGAGGTTGGATTTGAACCCAGAGTTTCTGAGATCTTTTTCTTCTCTAGACCTGTGAGATGTTTCTCTGGTCACTCTGAAAGTGAGGGTTGGGAAGGTTATGAAGTATTGACCGTAATTCTTGACGAAATTGCAGCATTCAAGACTGATGCGGA